CCTGGAAGGGTTGTCACGATCTTCGCTCATACGGCTCAGGCTGGATCTATTCAACTTAAAGATGGTGGCTCTGGCGGAACTGTTTTAATCGACATCTCACTTCCTAATAACGCAACTACATCTATACCTCTTGGTGGAAATGGAGTTCGATTTAAGACCAACATCTATCTTTCTGCTACAAACATTGATGCGGTCACGATCTGCTGGGGTTAATATGAAAGGCCAGATGAAGATGTCAATGCAGCAGCAGGGCAAGGTTGGTAAGGTCATGCACGAGTTCAAAGCTGGCAAGCTGAAGTCCTCGTCAGGCCAAAAGGTAACCAACCCCAAGCAAGGCATTGCAATTGCCTTGTCTGAAGCTAGGAGCATGAAAAAGAAATGATGGGACGATTCTCTATGTCTAAGCAGGTCAGCACTCCTTCGATGTCGAAGAAGACTGGCAAGGCTGTAAAGGCGCAGACTCCTGGGATGTATCCTAAGGCAGTTGTTTCTCGAAAGGTATCGAGTATGAACACGCCAAAGATGGGTATGCGTAAGATGGGTATGCCCAAGATGGGTACACCTAAAATGAAGAAAGGATTCTAATGTCCTACACTAAGCCTCAGCTTCGAGAGCGTATCAAGTCGCAGGTAATGTCATCCGGTAAGGGTGGCAAGCCTGGACAGTGGTCTGCGCGTAAAGCGCAGCTAGTCGCTCAGAAGTATGAGGCTGCTGGTGGAGGGTACTCTGGATCGAAGTCTAGCAGCCAGAAGAGCCTTTCTAAATGGACAAAGGAAGAGTGGACTACCAAGAGCGGTAAGCCTTCTACGCAAGGCCCTAAGGCTACTGGAGAGCGTTACCTTCCTAAGAAGGCGATTCAGGCTATGCCTGCTGGCGTCTACGCTGCCTCTACGAAGGCGAAGAAGGAAGCAAGCTCTCAGGGTAAGCAGTTCTCTAGTCAGCCTGAGAGCGCCAAGAAGATCGCTAAGAGGTTCCGGTAATGGCTACATCTGGTACGGCAAATTGGAACATCAACATCCTCGACATTATCGAGGAAGCCTACGAACGAATTGGTGTAGAGGTTAAGGGTGGCTACGAGATTAGGACGGCCCGTAGGAGTCTTAACCTTCTCTCGATGGAGTGGGCGAATCGAGGGTTGAATCTGTGGTGCGTAGAGGCAGGAACGCTGTCGCTGACTCCTGGCACCGCAACGTACAATCTTCCTGACGATACGATTGACATTCTAGAAGGAGTGATTCGGACGTATGCAGGTCAGCAGAACAATCAGACTGACATTGCGATTACCCGGATCTCTTTCGTTACCTACAATACGTTGCCTAACAAGCTGGTGCAGGGTACTCCGATTCAGTACTACGTTGCCAGGGATACAACGACTCCTGAGATTACGTTCTGGCAGGTGCCGGACAATACAATCTCTCGACAGTTTGTTTACTACAGGTTGCGGCGTCAGCAGGATGTAGGGCAGAACGCTAACAACAACATGGACGTGCCGTTTCGGTTTGTCCCTGCGATGATCTCTGGTCTTGCTTATCACCTTGCTTCTAAGAGGCCGGAAGCATTTGCTCGTATGCCTGAGTTGAAGGCGCTGTACGAGGAAGAGTTCCAACGTGCGGCTGACGAAGACCGTCAACGGTCTGCGGTTATGCTGGTGCCGGGAGGATACGGCTGGTAATGTTTGCTTCCGGTAAACACGCAATTGCAATGTGCGACATCTGCGCTAGGCAGATCAAGTACACTGCTCTAAAGAAGTACATATACAACGAAAGATGGAATGGACTTCTTGTTTGCGAAGAGTGTTTTGACATAGACAATCCTCAGCTTCAGATCGGCAAGTACGTTAGAGGCGAAGCGATTGCTCTTAACAACCCCAGGACTGCGTCTCAACAGAACCCTCCTACCAGAGCGTACTTCGGTTGGAATCCAGTGTTACCTAACAAGATCTATGTCAATTTAGGTAGTGTTAAAGTTTCTATCAGTTGAGGATTGATATGAAGAAGTTTAAGAAAGAAAATAAGGTTGTAAGGGCGCAGGCGGGGATATTAGTACCGTCCTCAAATGAATCTGGCACTTCCACTCAGCCAAGTAGATTAGTTATCTCCCCGGTAGTGCCTAACCCATATGTAGACCCAATGCAGAGTCTTGTCTCGAAGAAGTTTATGGCAGATATGTATGGCGGCGAGATTGATGAAGCATACAAATGGCTAACCGGGAAAAGCGAAAACCTTCCTTTTGGGGTCAAGTCTCTAGCTGATATAAACCGGGCGTTGTTGCCAGGGGTCGTAAGTCAATCTGACGTAAACAAGGGAATGGCTGATATCGCTGAAATTGTTCGCAGTGGGAAGAGTCCGTCTAGTATTGGCGTGATGAAACCCTCTAGGGTTATCGAAGAACCGACTGCCGATGTGGATAAGTCTAAACAAAAAGAGACTTTACCTTTAAAAAAAGAATCCACTGCTCCTACTATTCCAGTAAAGCGTACTTTGGCCCCGCAATCTAATAAGCCTGTTGCTCTTTCTTCCAAGAAAGCTGTTTCGGAGCCTAAAAAATATATTCCTCGTGGTATGACAAATGCAATGGATCAGTATAGGAAAGCAACTTCTGCTTTAGAGATGCCTCCACCTTTAATGGCTAATGCTCCAGCGCCGAATGTTCCGATGGCCCCATCTGTCGATCTTTCCAAGCTGGCTGGAGAGATTCCTAAAACCAAGTCTGGCATGAAGAAGTTTATGGACGAGTACGGCAAGTTCATCGCTCTTGGCGCTATGGCTGGCGCTGGAGGGAAAGGTGGGCAGATCGCTGCTCCTATCATCGCTGCCCTGCCTGGGCTGATTGAGATGATGAAGAAGAAGAAGAAACCTCAATTCGATGAAAAGCCAATGTCTGCTCCCGGCGTTCAAGTTGGGATGGCGCATGGTGGATCTATGAAGAAAGGAACCAAGAAGTTTGCGGAAGGTGGGAAGACTAATTCGGGCGATCGTGAAAGTGCATTCCGTAGACTCAAGCCAACATATTCTGGTTTAAGTTTTCTTGGAACAACAACTCCGTTGCGTGAAGATAGCATCTCTAAGAAACTAATGAGAGAAGAAGATCTTTCTTATTACCCTTTTGCTGATTCGGAGCAGCAGCGTAACGATAAAGACATGAAGCACGCATTGGCTTCAATTATTGACGAGATGTACAACGAGAAAAACAAATTACCAGCAATGCAGTCAGAATACCTTCCTATGGTCATTAAGCAATCAAAAAAAGATCGTGGGACATATGGCTTTCCTTACGACAGTAAAATTTTTAAGGAATTACAAAAGGGCCATATTCAATCTGGTAAGAAGTCTTCCGGGGGTGAACCTCCGAAGAAAAGCGAAGGCGGCGCTATCCGCAAATTCAAAGGAGGTTCCATGAAAGGGAACACGATGGACAGTACGCTCACCCCGAAGTACGCGAAGGGTGGTGATATGCCCAAGGGTATGTCGAAAGGCAAGATGGGCAAGGCTGCTGGCGAGATGCCTCAGCACAAGAAGATGGCGATGGGTAAGCCTACCCCGCAGAGCATGGGGCAGAAGTTCGCTAAGGGCGGCGCTGCCAAGTATGCTAGCGGTGGGATGTGCAAAGGCTACGGGATCGCCAAGAAGATCCGCCCGACTGGGCCGATGAACTAATCTAGAAGTAGACCATCATGACATACGCTGAACTCAAGCAGCAGATCCAGGACTACGTTCAATCGGACGAAACCACGTTCCTTGCGAATCTGGATTCTATCATTCAGCTTGCAGAGCAGCGTATCAACAGAGATGTAAAGTCGCCAGATTCTCGCGTTACCACTACCGGGAATCTGGTGACCCAAACAATTACCACCCTCAGTGATTTCGTAATGCCTCTCAGTCTTTTCGTGAACGTCGATGGCGTTCAGACTGGAATGCTTCTGAAGGAGGTTTCCTACCTAACGGAAGCGTATGGCGTAACGGAACAATCCGCTGGGTCTTCAGGGAAGCCAGCATACTATGCAATTGAAAGATCTTCAACAGCAGGCACATACATTCTAGTTGCGCCTTCTCCTGATACAACATACACATACACCCTTTACTACTACCGCACGCCAGACACAATAGTAAGTGTTAATTTAAATAATTCAACATGGGTTAGCACATACTTCCCTCAAGTGTTGCTCTACGGGTGCCTTGTTGAAGCCTATTCCTTCTTGAAGGGTGAGCCTCAAATGCAGCAGCAGTACGAGAAGCTGTATCAGCTTGGGCTGATTGAATTGAAGAACGTCTGTGAAGACGAGCAGAGAATGGACAACTACAGGAACCCTGACAGCAAAAGGAATATCGGCTAATGGCATTCACAGGCAGTTATGTAACCAACTCGTTTAAGGAGCAACTGCTCCTTGCTATACACGATTTCTCTACGGATGTCATCAAGATCGCACTGTATACAGACTCTGCGACCATCGACAACACTACGACTGCCTACAGCGCCACGAACGAAGTATCCGGCACGGGATATACCGCTGGAGGGAAGACGTTAACCGCTACCGTTACTCCTGACGGGATCTATACGATCCTCGACTTTGCCGATATAAGCTGGACTTCTGCTTCGTTTACTTGCCGGGGCGCTCTTGTGTACAACTCTTCCAAATCCAACAAGTCTATTTTTGTCCTAGACTTCGGCACCAACAAGACTGTCTCTTCCGGTACGTTGACAATCCAATTCCCTACCGCAAACTCCAATACTGCAATTGCAGTGATTAGCTCTGTAACGAACTAATATGCCCTCTACATATACTTCTAATAACAAGATCCAAAAGATTGCAACAGGTGAACAGTCTGGTACTTGGGGCAATACTACCAACACGAACTTCGATTTGTTCGATACAGCGATTGATGGGTTTGTTGCTGTTGCATTGACTGGGACAACGCATACCTTAAACATTCCTGACGGTACTGCTGCCGATGGACGCAACAAGGTCATCAGCTTTACAGGTACTCTCGCTGCCACGAATACGGTTAGCGTTACCCCTAACAGTGTAAAGAAGCATTACTTCGTTCAGAACAATACAACTGGAGGACAGGACGTTGTCCTCTCTCAGGGTTCTGGATCTACGGTAACGATCAAGCCTGGGTACTCTTCGATTGTGTACTTGGACGGCGCTGGCTCAGGCGCTGCCGTTAAAGAGGTACTCACCAGCCTTAAGCTGACTGCTTTGTTGGAAGCGACGGGAGTTGTGTTTGTTGGCTCTAGCAGCGGCAGCACGACGCTTCAGGCTACCGCTGCGGCCTCAGGTACCCTTACTCTTCCCGCTGCGACAGACACCATTGTAGGCAAGGCAACGACCGACACCTTCACGAACAAGACGCTTGACACCGCTGGCACGGGTAACGTATTGCGGATCAACGGTACTCAGGTCAGCGCCGTTACTGGTACGGGTTCGGTGGTTTTGGCCACCTCGCCTACCCTCGTTACCCCCTTGCTGGGCACGCCTACCTCTGGCACGTTGACGAATTGCACTGGACTGCCGATCAGCACGGGTGTATCCGGGTTGGGGTCTGGTGTTTCTACCTTCCTTGCTACGCCTTCCAGCGCCAATCTCGCCTCTGCTGTAACGGATGAGACTGGATCCGGCGCTCTTGTGTTTGCGAACACCCCTACGTTGGTGACTCCAGTTCTTGGAACTCCGACCTCTGGGACTCTTACCAATTGTACTGGCCTGCCGATTTCTACTGGCGTGAGCGGCCTTGGTTCTAATGTAGCGACGTTCCTTGCCACGCCATCTTCTGCTAATTTGGCTTCCGCTGTTACCGATGAAACGGGTTCTGGGGCGCTGGTATTCGCAAGTAGCCCGTCGATTACGAGCGCTAATCTCACCACTCCGCTTCTTGGCACCCCGACTTCTGGCACTCTGACGAACTGCACCGGACTCCCGGTGTCTTCTGGTATTAGTGGATTGGGTTCTGGAGTCGCTACGTTTCTTGCTACGCCTTCTTCGGCTAATCTTGCAAGTGCGGTTACTGATGAAACTGGCAGTGGGGCTTTGGTGTTTGGCACATCACCTACGATTGCCACACCCACAATCACTACCAGTGCAGTGATTCCTATTGTGAATGGCGGGACTACGGCTTCGTCTACGCTCACTCTGCAATCTACTAGTGGTGCCGGGACGACGGATGCGATTATCTTTAAGACTGCATCGCAGTCTGAGCGGATGCGTATCCTCTCTACTGGCGAAGTCGGTATAGGGACGGCGAGTCCCTCAGCAAAATTAGATGTCGTTGGGAATCTGTTGCTGTCTGGTCAAAGCACGGCAAGTCAATACATCAATGTTGGATATGGAAGATCTGGTAATGGATTTTCTTACATTGATTTTGTAGGGGA